CTGATAGAGAACTGCGAGATATTAATATCAGCAGACATGACATAGAAAGAGTTATCCTTACAGGACATAAATAAAGAGTACTTTGGGAGGAGACTCAATTGGACCCAGTAACAATAATTGGTGGGGCTACTATGGCCTTCAACGCCTTGAAAAAAGGATTTCAGGTGGGGAAGGATCTAAACGATATGAGTAACCAACTAACTCAGTGGGCTAGTAGCATGAGCGACTTAGCCTACGCAGAGCAAAAAAATAAAAACCCCCCTTGGTGGAAATCATTAAATGGAGGGTCAATAGAAAGTGAAGCCTTGGCTATTTTCACTGCTAAGAAAAAAGCACAGGAAATGAGAAATGAGCTAAAAAATTGGATCTCATTTTCTATGGGGCCATCAGCCTGGGATGAGCTAGTATCCATTGAGGGTAGAATACGAAAGCAGAAAAAAGATCAAGAGTATCGCAAGGCTGAACTACAGGAAGCTATTATAACTTGGAGTGTAACAGGTGTGCTCTTAACTATAGGCTTTAGTACTTTTGGTTTTATATTATATATGGTGGCATAATGACGAAACAACTTACAGAGAAACAACAAAAGTTCTTGGACGTATTGTTCGAGGAAGCAAAAGGAGATCCTGTTGTAGCTAAGAAGCTTGCAGGGTATGCTGATGGCGTTGCCTCTACACAGATCGTTAATGCCTTGACAGATGAGATTGCAGAGCTTACAAAGAGATTCATAGCACAGTCTTCAACTAAGGCAGCATACACAATGTTTTCAGTTATGGCAGATCCTACAGACCTGGGTGTAAAAGAAAAGATGTTAGCAGCTAAAGATATTTTAGATCGTGCAGGATTTGTTAAAACAGATAAGGTAGAAGTAAAGGCTTCAGAGCCAGTATTTATTTTACCTGCGAAAGAAGATGAGTAAAAGAGCGTCAGAAGCAGACCATCCAACTAAGGTAGACTGGCAGATTCCTCTTCAAGAAAAAGGGGGCGAGTGGTATCCTGTAATTAGAGTAGGAAGACACGTACCCTTTGGTTACAAACAGGACGAAGAAGATGAAATGCTTTTGATTCCTATACCTGAAGAACTAGAACTCTTGGAAAAAGCTAAGTTGTTTCTTCAAGAATATAGTATTAGGCAGGTAGCTAGGTGGTTATCTGATAACTCAGGCAGATACATATCTCACTCAGGATTATACAAACGTGTCAGAATGGAAGAAAAAAGACGCAGGGCATCCTCAAACTATAAGCAGTATGCCAAAAAATATAAAGAAGCGTCAAGGAAAAGCCAGAAAATCGAAGAGAAAAGACTTGGTGGTAGAAGTACCAGAAGTCTTGCCACAGATGAGGACTACATCAAACTCGAAAGAGGGGAGTGTTGTCCCTTCTGTGGTCAAACAAAAGGTAATATTTGAACCCAACCCAGGACCACAAACTAGGTTCCTAGCATCAACTGAACAAGAGGTACTATATGGAGGCGCAGCAGGAGGGGGGAAATCGTTCAGCTTGGTGGCTGATCCAGTTAGATATTTTGCGAATCCACATGCACGAATGTTACTTGTTCGTAGGAGTACAGAAGAGTTACGAGAACTTATTTCTGTAAGTAAACAACTCTATCCTCAAGCCATACCAGGCATAAGATTTATGGAAAGAGACAAGACTTGGGTTACACCTAATGGTGCAACACTATGGATGTCATACCTTGATCGTGATGATGATGTTATGAGATACCAGGGTCAAGCCTTTAACTGGATTGGTTTTGACGAATTAACTCAGTGGCCCTCCAGTTACTCCTGGAACTATATGCGCTCAAGGTTACGTACTACGAGAGCAAGTGGACTTCCTTTATACATGAGGGCAACCTCTAATCCAGGAGGACCAGGACATCAATGGGTAAAGAAACACTTCATTGATCCTAACACCCCAGACAAATCCTTTTGGGCAACAGATGAAAATGGTGAAGTAATACGTTGGCCCAAGGGTCACACAAGAGAGGGTGAACCCCTATTCAAACGTAAGTTCATTCCTGCTACCCTATTTGACAATCCCTATCTTTCAGAAGATGGGATGTACGAGGCTAACCTTCTATCCCTACCAGAGCACCAACGTAGACAATTACTTGAGGGTGACTGGGATATAAACGAGGGTGCAGCCTTTCCAGAGTTTAACAGACGTATCCACGTTGTTGATCCATATGATATACCTAGTAACTGGATGAGGTTTAGGGCATGTGACTATGGTTATGGATCTCATACTGGAGTAGTCTGGTTCGCAGTTGTTCCAGGATCTGAACAGCTAATTGTGTACAGAGAGTTATATGTATCTAAAATAATAGCCACTGATTTGGCTGACATGATCCTGGACATTGAAGATGGAGAGAAAGTAAAGTATGGAGTTTTAGACTCCTCTCTCTGGCATAATCGTGGAGACACTGGGCCTAGCCTAGCAGAACAAATGATTATGAAGGGCTGTAGGTGGAGACCATCAGATAGGTCTAAAGGTTCTCGTGTAGCAGGTAAGAATGAATTACACAGACGCTTACAAGTAGATGAGTTTACAGAGGAACCAAGGCTTGTTATATTTTCTAATTGCGTTAATACTGTATCTCAGCTACCCTCTATTCCTCTAGATAAAAGAAATCCTGAAGATGTTGACACAAACTCAGAGGATCATTTGTATGACGCCATACGTTATGGTATTATGACTAGACCACGCAGTAACATATTTGATTTTGATCCTGTATCTCAACGCACAGGCTTTCAGGCATCAGACCCCACATTTGGATATTAAGGAATACCTATGGAAGAAGATGATATTTTTGAATCAGACGACTTATCTATAGATGAGGCTACGTCCTCTTACGCAGATGATATGCCTGATAACGAAGTTTATAGTGATCCAACTGTAGGTAGGATTGTTAGCTTTGTAGATGATCGTTATAACAAAGCTGAAAAGGCTAGGTACTCTGACGAACAAAGATGGATAAGATCATATCAAAACTATCGTGGCATCTATGGACCAGACGTTCAGTTTACTTCTACAGAGAAGTCTCGTGTATTTGTTAAAGTAACTAAGACTAAGGTTCTTGCAGCCTATGGTCAAATTGTTGATGTCCTCTTTGGTAATCACAAGTTTCCTATCTCTATAAACCCAACTCGACTGCCTGATGGTGTAGCAGAAGCAGTACACTTTGAAGCAAGCCCTGAGATTAAAAAAGCTACAGGCACTGCTCCTATAATGAATCCAGAAGACACTAAGCTTCAGCCTGGAGAAACTATTATTGATTTACGTGAACGTTTAGCAGGTATGAAAGAAAGACTTGATCCTGTTATTGATGACTTAAAGGAAGGTCCAGGTTTAACACCCTCACAGCCTACATTTCATCCTGCTATGGTAGCAGCAAAGAAAATGGAAAAGAAGATCCATGATCAGTTAGAGGAATCAAACGCAAGCAAACAATTACGTAACACAGCCTTTGAGACTGCCTTGTTTGGTACAGGTATCATGAAGGGTCCATTTGCGTTAGACAAAGAGTATCCTAACTGGGACGATGAGGGTAACTACTCTCCTATGTACAAAACAATTCCTCAGACTTCTTCAGTATCTATCTGGAACTTTTACCCAGACCCTGATGCTAATAACATGGATGAGGCAGAATACATTATAGAAAAACACAAAATGTCTAGGTCACAGATGAGAGGTCTTAAAAACAGACCCTTCTTCAGATCTAACGCCATTGACACTGCAGTAGAGTTAGGTGAGTCCTACTCTAAAAAGTGGTGGGAACAAGTTATGGAAGACGCAGACCAAGAAACAAAAGCAGAAAGGTATTCTGTTCTAGAGTTCTGGGGTTATGTAGACACAGATATTCTTGAAGATCACGAAGTAGATATTCCAAAAGAATTAAAAGATCAGGATCAAGTTTCAGTAAATGTTTGGGTTTGTAATGGACAAGTACTACGTCTTGTAATGAATCCATTTACTCCTGCTATTCTTCCTTACTACGCTGTACCATACGAAGTAAATCCTTACAGCTTCTTTGGTGTGGGTATTGCTGAGAACATGGATGACACACAGACCCTGATGAATGGGTTCATGCGTATGGCGACAGACAATGCAGCTTTATCAGGCAATTTGCTTATTGAAGTAGATGAAACTAATCTAGCTCCAGGACAAGACCTTACGATGTACCCAGGCAAAGTCCTACGCAGAATGGGGGGAGCACCTGGGCAAAGCATCTTTGGAACTAAGTTCCCCAACGTCAGTAACGAGAACATGCAGATGTTCGATAAAGCAAGGGTATTAGCAGATGAATCAACTGGTTTCCCATCTTTCGCTCATGGTCAAACAGGCGTTAGTGGTGTGGGTCGTACTGCTAGTGGTATTTCTATGCTTATGTCTGCTGCCAATGGCAGCATTAGGACTGTAGTAAAGAACGTAGATGACTATCTACTTGGGCCACTAGCTAAAGCATTTTTTAGTTTTAATATGCAGTTTGATTTTGATTCCAGTATTAAAGGCGATCTAGAAATTAAGGCTGAGGGTACAAACTCACTGATGGCTAACGAAGTTCGTAGCCAAAGGCTTATGCAATTTCTTGGTGTTGTTCAGAATCCTGCTCTTGCACCCTTTGCAAAAATGGATTATATTATCAGAGAGATTGCAAACTCTATGGATCTTGATCCTGATAAGGTTGCGAACTCAATGACAGATGCAGCAGTTCAAGCTGAGATCCTAAAGAAGTTTCAAGAACAAAATCCACCCCCTCCTCCACCTCAAGCACCTCCTGCAGCACCACCAAAAGGAGCACCTGCAGGAGTACAAGTACAGGACACAACAGGTTCTGGTGGAGGACAAGTAGGCACAGGTTCAGCACCCACTCCAGGTGAACCAGGATTTTCAGCCAACACAGGCTAAGGATAACTATGAATTTAAAACCATTGGTAAACAACAACGAAATCTGGAACTCGTTTAATGAGGAACTGGATCGAAGACTTAACTATATTCATCTTCAAATGGAACAGACTATAAAGCAAGAAGACTTATACAGGCTACAGGGCGAAGCTAAGTCTTTACGCAGACTAAAACTTTTAAGGGACGAAGTGAATGGATTCAAAGACGATTGAAGAACCCAGATTTACTGATCAGGAATTAAAAAAAGTAGAAAGACTCCAGAGTGATCCTAGCTCTGAGTATTACTATAATGACCCTGACGAAAGTTTTATGAGCAAATTAAAGAAAAAACTTGAGCCTTATCAAGAAGACTTCAAAGGTTTTATAGAATACTTATTTACCCCTAGCAGACACTTTGGTACAGGTCAGTATTCTGAGGGTGGGCTAGAAACTCAAACAGAAAATGCTTTTGGTAAAGCACTCTCTAAAAGACCTGGGCTTAGATCTTTCTCAGAAGCTAAAGGTCAAGTATCTTCAGAAGAACTAAAGGCAGGTATTGATAACGCAGCTACGTACCTTCTCCCCTTTTATGAGTCAGGTATAAATATATCTAACGTTGTAGAAGAATACATGAAGCCTGAGAGTGAACGTGACTACGACTACATAAAACAACAGTTCAATGAGGCAGGACAGGGTGCTGCTATAGAAGCAGGTATGATTTTACTAGGTGGTGTTGTCTTCAAGTATGGTGGTCAGGGTATTAAAGCTCTCTACAACAAAGTAAAACAATACGAGGTCAATCCTGATGCAGTATCAGCATTTGGTGTAGGTGCTATCAGAAAGAAAGACACCTTTGAAGAAGTCATGACACCTGTCAAGGCTACAAGAAAAAAGGTAGAACAGTCAGGAGCAGGAGTATTACGTCCTTCTGCAGACTTAGCCTCTGATCTTGATCCTAGACTAAAGAGGGCAATGTCTGCTGATACAGCAGGTAGTATAATGCCAGGTCCAGGTAAATTCTTTGACCCTTCTAAGCCAGGTTACAAGGGTGATAACTTTGTTGGTATGCTTAAGGATGCTGACATTGAATTAGACCTTGAGTTTGGTAATTATATTATGATGGGTAAAACCCCAAAAGATGTATCTAACGAAACTTTTGAAAACTTGTTTATATCAGCAAGACCCTCTGAAAAGAAAACGAGTACCTCTAAAGCTTTTGACATAAAGAAACAAAGAAAAATTAAACCAGGTGAAGCAAACCCTAACGTACAAAACAAAGCTGTAGCTCGTGCTAATCTCTATGATGGTCCTTCTTTATCTATAGAGGACATGAAAGCAAACTATTTAAGAAACACAAATAAGCCAGGAGTAGAGGTTCGTACTAATCTTTTACAACCTGGACAGTTTAGTATGGTGACAGACGAAGGTAAGAGAGCCTTAGATCATCCCATTGTAGCTGTACAAAATATGGGGGGTTCTAATAAAAAACATTTTTATACTCTAGATGCTCAGTTTGTTGGACCTGTTCGTATGGATAGGTTAACTAAAACAGACAAAAAGACAGGTAAAGTTCCACAGCCTAACCTACGTCCTGTTACTGTAGGTGACGTGCAGCTAGGTGAGCAGATAGGCACTATTAGAATATCAACAAAAGTAACAGACAAGAATCCAAAAGGATATAATGATCACCCACTCTATGACTACATTGAGGTAGACGCTTCTAAGTCAGCCCCAGAGGACATGGGTTCGATTGCAAAATTTAACGAGGGTGGTTTAGCTGAAGAAAAACAAAAACCCCCATCTTGGTTACAGAGAGCATTAGACCCTACAACACCTACAACTGAAAACGAAGAATCTATAAGAACTACTTCTGTCGATGGAAAACTTTTTCCAACAATAAGAATGATAGAGGGTAAACTAGTTAAACTCTCACTTGAAGAAGCATATAAGATGGCGATAGAAAAGGGTGACTTTATACAGTTTAAAAGTGATGAAGAAGCAGATGCTTTTAGCCAAAGATTAAGTAAAATAATATCAATTAAACGTAAACAACAACCTAAAGAAATGTATGAGGGTGGGGTAGCAATGAACGATCAAATGGAAATGGCATTTATGAAACAGGGTGGTATTAAAGACGATGGCATGAAGAAAGATCCTGTCTCTGGAAATCCAATCCCTCCTGGCTCTATGGCTACAGAAGTTCGTGACGATATTCCTGCTATGTTATCTGAGGGTGAATACGTAGTTCCTGCTGATGTCCTTAGATACTATGGTGTTAACTTTTTTGAAAACCTACGTGGACAAGCTAAACAGGGTTTACAAACTATGGAGACTAATGGTAGAATTGGTGGAGAGCCAATGTCATCTCAGCAAGTTCAGCAGAACATGAGTGGACAACCTATGGCAGGAGCACCTGCTGTACAGCCTATCGCTGCTAACGCAGGTGTTATAACTACTGCAGCACCAGATCTAACAAATTACACACAACAGGCACAGCAACTAGGTGGTGGTCAACCCTTTAACGCTGCAAACTATACGACAGTAGGTGGTACTTTATTTGAACCAGAAAAACCAAAAAGTATTACAGTAACTAAAACATATGTAAACTCACAAAACTTAAGTGATAAAAGAGTTGTTAGATTTGTTGATGGTGTAATACAACCTCCTAGTGACGAACAGTATACTCAACCACCTTACTTTCTCCAAGGATCAAGCGCACTTACTGATGCTATTGCAGCCTTTGAAGCTACACAGAATACTGGAGGTGGAGGTGGAGGAGAAGATCCCACAGTTACACCACAAGGTAAAACGTATATATCAGCTTTTTCTGGAGAAGGAGTTAATATTTCAGATCCTTTAGCTTCAGCCAAAATTATGTTTGAAAACGCTAATAAAGGAAACTTTGGGGGAGGTATGGGTTTACTGGGAGCAGGTATGATAGGTGGTCCTGCAGGAATGGGTCTTTTAGGTGTAGGACAAACTGTAAGCTCTTTAGATAATATTTCAGATTTAAATGCTATGGCTCTTTTAGCAACTGCTCAAGGTAAAACTGCTGATGCTGAAGCAATAACAAAGATGGTAAATGATATTACTGGCAAATCTAATCTTGCTTCTCAATCTTTAAGTAAAGTTTTTGCGACAGGAGTTAAAAAAGCACAAGGTGTTATTGATAGGCTTGGCCTTGACTTAGATATAAAAAATGTTAGCAAATGGACTGATGCTCAAATAGCTCAGGTAGCTGAAAGATCAGAATATGTTCAGAGTATAGCAGATGCTGATGGAATTGATCCTGCTCTTGTTTTTTACCAAAATGCAGACCTTTCTAATATTGACGATGCTCAACAACACGCAAATGAAAATCCAGGAGGTGTTACTGTAGGAGATCCTGCTTTTCAACAAACCCTGAGCACTGCTTTAGAAACTGGTGATTTATCTTCTCTTCTACCCCCTGGAGTAAGTAGTACTGCTTCTACTCCAACAAACAATGTTACTGAAATTAGTGATACTGCTGATGAAGAAGAGGAGTATGAGACAGTACAAACCAACAAAGGTGGACTAATGTCCAAAGGCAAAAAGAACAAAAAATAATAATAAGGCTACCCAGGAATGGTTCCTGGCCCCAACATAAGGAGTACTTTAAATGCCTGAATTAGAAGCTGTAGAAAAACCCAAGACAGCAGGTTTTGTAGATCGTGGGTTCAACCACTCTAAAAAACAAAAACGAATAGAAGAAGAAGAAGCAGAGATTGCTAGACTAGAGGCAGAGGCTCGTGGTGAAGAAGTTGCTGAGGATAAACCCAGTGGCGAAGATACTGAGGACAACCAGGTACAAGCCACAGATGATTCCAAACAAGAAGAACAAGAATCCAAGAAAGTCGAAACACAAGAAGACAATTCAGACGAAGGACTAAGTCCTGAAGAAAAGTCTTTTAAGAAACGATATGGTGACTTGCGTAGACATATGCAAGACAAAGAAAAAGATTGGAATCAAAGACTAGAAAAGCTTGAGAAGCGTAAAGCAAAAGATAGTATTATTCCCCCTAAGTCTGATGAAGACATAGAGAAGTGGGCAAAAGAATATCCAGACGTAGCAGGTATTGTAGAACGCATTGCTTCAGAGAAAGCAAAAGAAATGTTTAGCAAGGCTGAGTCACGTCTAAAAGAATTAGATGAAGCTCATTCTGAGGCAATACGTATGAAAGCAGAAAATGTAATACGTAAAACTCATGATGACTTTGATGATCTACGACAATCAGAAGGATTCCACAATTGGGTAGAAGAACAACCTAAGTGGGTTAAGGATGCTTTGTATGAAAATATGGATGATCCTGGTTCTGTTATTCGTGTGATTGATCTATATAAAGTTGATAATGGTTTGACACTTGCAGCCAAGAAAGAAACAAAGAAAGCTGCAGCGTCTACTGTTACAAAGGGAACTCGCACTTCTATAGATGCCAAGGGTGTGTCAGGACAAATTAAAGAGTCTGATGTAGCTAAGATGTCTAATAAGGAGTTTGAGGAACGTCAGGACGAAATAAACGAATCCATGCGAAATGGTAAGTTTGTTTATGACGTATCTGGGGCAACCAGATAAATAGTTGACTTATTTAAAGTCATCTATATAACTACCAGTATCTAGCTTGAAGCCTCCTTATGGACTACCTTCAAGGATACTTTTCATTAAAGTCTAAACTATAAAGAACTACCTGGACAAGTATAGGCCCAGTAGTATTTAGAGGCGCAATCTAAGTACTTACTGCACCCTAGAAAACGTACAGCCTCTTTCAGATGTTTAAGCTTTTTCTTAAGCCAAATATCATGGAGGATTTAATCATGGCTTTTCAAACAGCAAGTGGCTATGGAAATTTGCCCAATGGGAATTTTTCTAGCGTCATTTATAGCAAAAAAGTACAGCTTGCTTTTCGCAAGAGTACAGTCGTTGGCGACATAACTAACTCTGATTTTTTTGGGGAGATTTCTGCCCAAGGAGATACAGTAAAAATTATCAAGGAGCCAGAAATTTCTGTGAACGCCTATGCTAGGGGTACACAGGTTTCAGCACAGGATCTTGATGACGAAGACTTTTCTCTAGTCGTAGATAAAGCGAACTACTATGCTTTTAAGATCGACGATATTGAGGAAGCGCACTCACATTCTAATTTCATGCAGCTTGCAACTGATCGTGCAGCATATCGTTTGGCTGATCAGCATGACCAAGAAGTTCTTGGTTATCTATCAGGTTACAAACAGTCTGCTCTACACTCAAAAGCAGGTGCAGTGAATGACGTAGTGAATGGAACTAAAGCAGTTTCAACTGCAGGTTCTGACGAATTGTTGACATCAATGAAACTACGAAAAGATTCATTTGGCAACATCACAACTGGCTCTGCAGGGGATCATTCAATTCCTGTAGCAGCACGTCTACCTGGTGCAACAGCACTACCAACAGCAACAGTTTCCCCTGCGATGATTATCTCACGCATGAAACGTTTGATGGATCAACAACAAGTTGACTCACAAAATAGGTGGCTCGTTGTTGACCCTGTGTTCATGGAAATATTAGCAGACGAGGATTCTCGATATTTAAATGCTGATTATGGTGAATCAGGTGCACTACGTAATGGTCTAGTACTGAATAACATGCATGGTTTTAGAATGTATGTTTCCTCAAACCTTCCTGCAGTAGGAACAGGTTCAGGGACTTCAGGATCAGCCAACCAAAACACTAATTTTGGTGTTATCGTTGGTGGTCATGACTCAGCAGTAGCAACTGCAGAGCAGATCAGTAAGACTGAAACATATCGTGATCCAGATAGCTTTGCTGACATTGTGAGAGGAATGCACCTGTATGGGCGCAAGATTCTACGTCCAGAAGCAATCGTCACTGCTAAATATAACGCAGCTTAGGGGGAGATTGACTTATGGCTACTTATGATATGACAGCAAAAGCAACTACTGGGGTTAACTCTGACAGTATTGCTGAGGCTAAATCACGTTTCCAATCAAATGGTATGTACATGCGAGAGGCTGTACTTGACTTTGACAAGATGACTGCTGCAGGTTGGACTGCTGCTAATGGTGACATCTTTCAACTACTAGAGATTCCTGCTGACACTATGGTGTTATTTGCAGGTGCTTACGTTGAAGCTGCTGCCAATGGCTCATCTCCAACTGTTGACATTGACTTTGCTGAAGGCGATGACATTGTTGATGGTGGCGCAATCGACTCAACTGGTTGGTTAGCATCAGGTACTAATGGTTCTGCTATGACCACTTCAGGTACTCTGACATTTACACAACACATAACAGCTACAGACACAGTTGACGTTAAGTTAATTGCTGCTTCTGCAGATGTTACATCTGGACGCATTCGTGTTGTCGCAGGTTGTTTAGATACAGGTATCTCTGGTCGAGTAAGACCAGTTGATGTAGATCGTGATCTACTAGCATAAATAAAACTTTAGGGGCAGGGCTACTTGCCCCTTTAGCTTATCTGAAGGATTTTTGTAATGGCTACATACGTTGCGTTAGTTAACGAATTACTACGTAGGTTAAATGAAGTTACTCTTGATACAGCAGGAGATGGCTTTGGGGCAGTACGTAATGTTCAAGCATTAGCTAAGGATGCAGTAAACAACGCCATTAGAAATATCTTACAGACAGGTCAGGAATGGCCTTTTCTAAAAACAACAAACACACAAACTCTAGTAGCAGGAACTAGACAATACGATTTTCCTGCTGATTATTCTAGGGCAGACTGGCAAACGTTTTATATTAAGAAGCTAACATCTGTAGATAATAATCCTATGTCTCTTCCTACAATTAGCTACGAAGAGTACATTCAAAAGTACAGACACTTTGATGACACAGGAGATCAAACAGGTATCTCTGCGCCAACTTTAGTATATCAGACTGATGAAGCAAAGTTTGGTGTAACTCCTATAGCAGATCAAGCCTACGAAATAGAATATATTTATTACAAGTTTCCTGCAGACTTATCTGCTTTTAGTGATACAGCAATCGTACCAGATAGGTTCAAACACGTTCTTATTGATGGTGCTATGATGTACATGATGAGGTTTAGATCTAATGAGCAGAGTGCTGCAATGCACCAAAACAATTTTGAAGATGGTATTAAATCAATGAGAAGACTACTTGTTGATGAACCACTAAGAATAAGATCAACAGTAGTTGATAGAGTTACTTCTTCTAATCAGGTTCTAGGAAGAGTTCTCTAATGGCTGACAATCTTGCCTCTTTTAAGGTGTTTGCTCAGGGTGGGTTGAATACCAGTCGTGACGTGTTATCTCAGGGTGAGACTGCACCTGGCTCTGCAATTACACTTATTAATTACGAACCTGCTGTTACTGGTGGCTACAGAAAGATAAATGGTTTTTCTAATGATTATGGAACTGTAACAGGGACAGGAAATGTTCTAGGTGTAGCAGTAGTCGATGGAATTAACGATGGAATTTTAGCTGCTCGTAAACCCTCATCAGGTAATAACTACTTACATAAATTTAATAACTCTAGTTCAGCCTGGGATGCAGTAAGTACTTCAGGTTCACCTACAATGGTAGGCGTAACTAAAGTTAGATTTTCTAAACTAAACTTTGGCTCCCCAAAGGTTGTGCTTACAGATGGAATAAATCCTGCAGCTACTTATGATGGGTCAACCTATACTCAGATTACTCATTCAGATGCACCTACAGACCCTAAGTATTCTGCAGTATTTCAAAATCATTTATTTCTAGCAGGTGATCCTGCAGAAAAAACAAATCTTTACTTTAGTGCTCCATTAGCAGAAACAAACTTTGCTTCAGCCAGTGGAGCAGGAGTAATAAATGTAGGGTTTCCTATTGTAGCTATAAAGTCTTTTAGGAATGAACTCTACATTTTTGGTTCTACCAATATTAAAAAGTTATCAGGGACAGCACTAGCCAACTTTGCGCTACAGACTGTTACAGATGACCTTGGGTGTTTAGCTACAGACAGTGTTATAGAAATTGGTGGTGACTTACTATTTTTATCCCAGGATGGTCTACGCCCAATCTCAGGTACATCTAAAATAGGTGACGTTAATCTAGAAACAGTATCTAAAAATATTCAGTCTATCTTTACAGATATTGTATTTGATATTGATCTAGATACACTAAATGCTGTTACCATTAAACAGAAGACTCAGTTTAGATATTTCTTTGGAGCAGCAGATTCACAGGGTATTATAGGTGGCTTTAGAGAAACACCTAATGGGCTACAGTTTGAGTACAGCCAGATGCTAGGTATCTCAGCAACTTCTGCAGCTAGTGGATACATAGGACAAAATGAATTTGTAATTCATGGAGATAGCACAGGTAAAGTTCACAGACAAGAACAGGGTAATACTTTTGCAGGAACAAATATCTTTAGTGTTTATCAGACTCCCTTTCTTTATATGCAAGATCCAGAACAAAGAAAAATATTTTATACTGTAGCAACTTATTTACGTTCTGAGGGAGATAACGAGATTGTGATGTCTGTAGTATATGACTACGAAGATCCAAACTCTTTAAGTCCAACAAACTTTACTTTGAGTACTGAGGGTGCTGCAGCATACTACAATGAAGCTGCTTATAATAGTACAGCTATATTTGATGGTAATCCATCACCAGTACAACGTACAAATATATCAGGTTCAGGTAAATCAGTTTCTTTAAAATATGTTACAAATGATTCAAATGCTTCACACAGTATTCAAGGCATAGTTGTGACGTTTGGCGTGGGGGATAGACTTTAAATGGCAGGTTATACAAGACAATCAGTAGCTGACATTATTGCTAATGCAGTCATTAAAGCTGCACCAGTAAA